CTGTTAAGCCAAGGGTTGGAAGGCATAGACGGTTAGAAAATAACCCACGGGATTTTGTGCAGATATTACATGTAAATATAGATGATTTTTTGGACGTAACATGATAGAATGGTTACAACAAAAAAAGGAGAACCCCCATGAAACCAAGAACAGAAATCAGCATGCAGCTCTACAATCTGATGATGGAACGAGGTTACCCGGAGAATTTATGTAATCTTGTCACCAGAAATCTGAATACCGATTATACAGCAACAAGAATGATCGGATATTTATCCCATTATTCTGATTTGCCGGATGTAGAAGTTGTGGATGAAATGCTTGCTATTTTAAGTGACCGTAACGAGCTGATCAAGAAAAAAGAATCTGAACAGGCACAGGCCAGGATCAGTGAGATTTACAGATTTGGATTAGATATTAAATAAAAGTGGAATAGATAAGAGGGAGCAAAATCTGCCCCCTCGATTATTTTTGCTCTAAAATATAAGCCAATAAAGCGTCGCATCCTTCATTTACGTCTCTGTAAGTTGCATCAAAATTCCCAGTATACCAGGGATCTGCAATATCAGCACCTTTTCGTGATGTGTAATCTAAAAGTTTAGAAACTTTACCATCCGGATCACCTTTAAGCATGCGGTTAAGATATTTTATATTGATCGAATCCATACCTATGATATAATCGAAATTATCATAATCGGAAAATGTAATCTGTTTTGCACGATGTGGTACTAAAGGAATTCCAACTTCTTTTAGTTTGTTTACTGTACCTCTATGCGGTGGATTCCCGATTTCTTCTGTGCTTGTCGCAAAACTGTCTATTACAAACTGATCACTCAACCCTTTTTCTTTTACCTTATAGGTAAACACGCTTTCGCTTAAAGTTGATCTGCAAATATTCCCCCAACATACAAATGCTACTCTTATTTTCATGATGTACCTCATTCTTCTAATAAATATACTGGAAATATTTCTCCCTGTCTCTTATGCCTCCAATGCATAGGAAAGAAGCTTTTTCAAATTGTGATGGAACTGACGTTTATATGCATGTATTTTTTTCTTCTCAGAAACAGAATAGTGTTTCTCCACGTAGATATCATATCGTTTAAACATGCTTCGGAAATCTGTATCCTGTCTTTGTCCCCAACGGACCAGTACCCAGTTCATGGCATCTATATTCCAGTATTCGCTTGGAATTCCTGCCATTTTCAATGTGGTGATTTGGCGCATTGCCTGCATGGAAAGACGGCTGAGCTGGCGTTCACGGTGCATCTCATCCGGATCATTTTTCCCAAGCTTTTTCATTAATTTTTGAGAGAATGTCTTTGTCCTGGAAGCACGTTCCATTACACGAACACTTTGATCAATGATATCCTGGAGCTGCACTGCTGCATTCCAGTAAGTCACGAAAGAAACGGATTCTTTCTCATCTTCCGGCGTAAGTTTAAATGTCTTAAAAACACGGTCTGTAACTCCAAAAATTTCCAGATTATAAGCTTTTCTTTTCGCCGGATTGGAAAGAACCCGGTAGGCTTCCAGAATCTCCTGCATAAAAGCAGTTGTATCTATATCTTTATGCATATTGGCATCCGGATGGTAGACCTTAGCCAATGCATTTTTCGCTGAAGTAATTTCTTCCAGAGTCGCATCTCTGGATACACCTAAGATATCGTAATAAGTGCGTGAGCTCATTTTGACCTCCTAATATTAGATTCCATCTTTCTGAAATCACAGAAAATGGACAGTACTTCTAATATACGCCTGTAAAATTGAAAAGTCAATTCTCTCCAGACATATTTCCCCTTCATCGCTACTATACTGGTAAAAGAATAGTCCATGGGGGAATTGCAGATGAAGAAAGGTTTTACAGTGATTCTGCTGAGTGTTTTTCTGCTGTATAGGATTACATTTCCGACAACTGTAGTCCACGCGGAAGAAGTAGAAATAAGTGCGCCGTCTGGTATTCTTATGGAAATGTCTACGGGAACGGTTTTATTTGAAAAAGATGCAGATACTGCGCGGCCACCGGCAAGTGTTACAAAGATCATGACAATGTTGTTAATCTTTGATGCATTAGAAAACGGAACCATATCACTTGATGATGAAGTGTCAACTTCCGAGTATGCAGCTTCTATGGGAGGATCTCAAGTATTCTTGGAACCTGGAGAGATGCAGACGGTAGGTACGCTACTAAAATGCATTTCTGTCGCAAGCGCAAACGATGCATGTGTAACATTCAATAATAGGAAACCATACACCCCACATGATATTGTATATTAATTGAGTATTTAACTATATGTTGAGTACTCTTTTTTATTTCCAATTATTTCCAGCTTTACCAGTATTTCACTATTGAATCATAAAATCACTTTCGAATACCATTATATGGATATGCTGGAAAGGAGTGGAAATAATGATACACAAAGGAGAAATATCATGCCCGGTATGTTCGGGAGAATTAAAATACTACGATCATGTACATAGAATAGTGAAAGGAAAAGAAGGTAATAAGCGTACAATCGAGATAAGACGTATGCGATGTACGCAATGTCACAAGATACATAGAGAATTAACGAAAGAGGTTTTACCGTACTTGCATTACGAAAGAGAAATCATAATTGGTGTATTAAACGGATGGATCACACCCGAAACACTCGGATATGAGGACTATCCAAGTGAGAGTACTATGAGTAGATGGCATCACCTACATTTTCCACCTACTTTGTTTTAACAAAAGGCAGTATAAAAGTTATCATCTTCAGTGAAAGGAGATGAAATTCAAAATGGGAACAACAATAAGACCAGAATTATCAAAGAAGAATCCGTATTGGATTGAGAAACACAGATATTACGAGTTGAAACATTTTTGCTTACAATATCCAATATGGAGACAAGCGTATAACTCATTAGGTGGATTAAGTAGCAGACAATCAGATTTGGCTATGTGTAGTAGTAAGTATAACATGTCAAATCCAACAGAACGAATAGCTATGATTAGAAGTTTCTATTCGGACAGGATGAGAATGATAGAAAAAACAGCCAAAGAAGCCGACAACGAGTTATCTGAATACATAGTGATTGGTGTTACAGAGAATATGTCGTATGATCTGTTGCGAGTGAACTACAACATACCGTGCTGTAAGGATATTTACTATGACCGTTATCGGCGGTTCTTTTGGCTGTTAAATAAAGCTAGAGGTTAGTCATCGAAGAGCGGGCATGAAGTTTTACAGTCTGGGTAGGCTGGATTTCCACATGCTTCACACCCCAGACCGGGCTCATCGAAGTCGTCATCATAAGTGTCGTCGTACGGGTCAGCTAAGAACGTTGTTTCGAGGAGTTCCGCATATGGACCATAAGAAGCATATTCATCAAAATCTTCGACCTCAAAATCACAGTCTGGGCAATACCAAACATCGGTTTCGTAATCCTGTTCCATTACGGCACCACATTTACATACTGGTACTAGATCCTCTTTGAATGATCTAAGAATATCTATATCGTTTTCACAGTACTTGATTTTCATAATAATTACCTCCGTAATTCGCGATTAAAACGTATCATCTTATAGAAAGGAGATGAAATCAAAATGAATAAGGAACTGTATAATGAATTCTTAAAAAGTATAGGCTATGCGTCTAACTTTACGCTTGATGCGATTGTATCTGATTATGATGAGCGTCAAATCAAAGAAATTGAATCTTTGAATCTTGACGAAGAAATCACGGCTAAACTCATCACCATGGTTAAAGCTAGAGCATTCCTGGAAAGATCCATTATCAAGACATTAAGATAACATCTTTCAAGAAGATTAGGGGTTACTCATTTGTGAGCTATCCCTTTTCTTTTTATCGGTTTAGTACAGTCTCCGCTATATCTACTAAATGACTTAATGATGCTTTTCGATCAGCGATAGCGTCTTCTAAAGAGAAATCACCATATGCATCCATCACCTGCTCGACAGTCCATATATCCCCTATGTCCTCGAACATTTCGATAAAAATTAAAGTTTCTGATTTTGTCATAACAGTTACCTCCTTACGGTTTGTCTTATAAGTATAACATATACAGTTACTAATTTCAAAATGGTTTCTAACCTAGATTAGAATTTCGTACGGGGGTGACTAGAATCAATGTTATATTTCGAATGTGAAAATTTCCCCAGTCTGATTTTTGAGAAAACAATTCGCGAAAATTACACGGTATATTATGAGAAACAATGGATAGATGCTGGTGGAAATCCAGCGGTGAGACACGAAGGCGGTGCGCCAAGTAATAACTTACTAAAAGATGCACTCCACCGGGCAACAGTTTTCGTTGGGCTGTCCCTGAAGTCATTGTTTACAAATAATAGACGCTGGGTCAGTGTTCATCTATATGGTGCCACGACGGTTCGATTCCGTACTCTATTATTTTTCTTTCGAAAGGAGGTGTAATTAAAATGATTTACATATCGATGATGATACTAGGTATCGTAATTGGAATGTGTGTTGGTTTAACTGTCAGAAAGCATAAGACCGGACACGGATATTTCAAAGTAGTTGTCATGGAGGATCAACCAGATCTTGCCACTGTTAATGTACGTATTCCAACCGACCAGGACTTAGAATTGCTACACGAAATTATCCTTACGCGAGAATAACATCTGCTTTTATGGAACTAGTAAATTATGATTCAAGAAAGGAGTACAGTATGAGTACGAAAACATTATTAGAAGATGAAATCCAAAGTACAATCGAGGAGATTAGTCACCTTGAAGTCGGATCAGAGAAACACGAGACAGCTACGGAAGCTTTAGCAAAACTTCTTGATAAGTATAACGCTATGGATCGATTAGAAGCTGAGATTCAGGAGAAGTATGACAGTAAAGAAGCAGAGAACGCTTTAAAGAAGGCTGAACACGCTTTGAAAGAAGAACAGTTGAAACACGAAAAACGTGATGCTATTATCAAGAATATTTTAACAGGGGTGCAGGTAGTAGCTTGTGGTATCATGATTCCAATTTGGGGTGTAAAAGCTGCCGCAAAGTATGAGGAAGAAGGGGTCTTCAAGAATGTGTGGACACGTGCGGCAATTACTGATATTCTTCCAAAGAGAAAAAAGTAATTAAATAGTTCACAAATCAAAATGGAGGGTTTTAGAAAAATCTAGGACTCTTCTTTTTCTTAGGGAGTAAAATGAGATATTATTACGAAAAGCCGGAGATATATCGTGCCTTGTACGGAATCATTTACGAGTGTAATCATCCGGTTTATAGCAAATGCACTTTATATAGAATAGGTGATGACGGGCTAGCTGTTATCCAACAGCGTTACGATCCTGTTACTAAAAGAACTTGGTGGGGCGAGATAGATTCATGGCTTGTGGATGAGTTGTATTTGCACGAGAGGTTTCGACAATTCTTTAGCGAGCGTGGTGGACTATCTGTAAACGGTCTATACCCTACAGTATCGATACGGCAGATTATGTGGGCATTGAAAATGAAGCCTATCCCTAGAGAACGATGGGAAACAAGTTTTGATAGACGTATAATCTGAGTCGCGAAAAATACATGGGATGTTATGAAATATGTCAAGGAGGTACTATGATATGAAAATCGACAAAACTATAGCACTCAATGGACTTTCAGCTGTATTTGGAACAGCAAGTTTTGTAGTAAACCTACTACTTAACAAAGCGCAAAATGAAGCTATAGCCAAACGAGCAGCCGAAATAGTTAGAAGAAGACATTAGTAGTAACTGTTAACATTAAGGCGAAAGAGTTCGGGTCTTAATCGACTTGGACTCTTTTTTTAGTAGAGGTAGGACATGGATGAGATGAGAATCAAGTTACACAGCAGGGTGATGCGGGGTATTGTCAGTAAGTTGATTTCTAACGCTATATATAAATCAACTGGACACAAACCAAACATACGTATTAAGGAACTAGGTATCGAAACTGTTGATAAACGTATTACTTTCAACATCAGTCTTGAAGGTGATATTAGCGAGGCAGTTTTATACAAAATAGATAAGTTAATTGAGTAAAGAAAGGAGAACAATGGTATGAAAAAATCAAAATTTAGCAAGAATACAGCTTCTATTATTCTTACCTGTTTAGGTGGAGCTGGTGTTATCGCAACTTCAGTAATGGCAGTACAGGAAACACCAAAAGCTTTAAAACTAATGGACGAAGCTGAAAAAGAGAAATGTGCGAAACTTTCAAAATGGGAAGTTATAAAGACTACAGTGCCAGCATATTTGCCGTCAGTAGTATGCGGAGCGGCTACAATCGCATGTATATTTGGAGCTAATATATTATCACAGAAACAGCAGGCATCATTAGCAAGCGGATATGCTTTTATTGAACAGAGCTACCGGCAGTATCGTCAGAAAGTTATTGAGTTGTATGGTATAGAAGCGCATGAGAAAGTAGTCGAAGCACTTGCTGTTGAAGATGCGCATGAAGTATATCCTTATGTTCAGAGCGGTTTTGGATGCTATTCTCAATATTTAGAAGACGATTATAGCGAACCTAAACTATTTTATGATGCATACGGTAGACGATATTTTAACGCTCCGTTAGAACAGGTATTGCAGGCAGAGTATCATTTGAATCGCATTTTTGTTACTGAAGGTGGTTGCGTATGTCTTAATGAGTTCTACGAGTATCTCGGACTAGATCCGACACCTAATGGTGAGAAAGTAGGTTGGAATATGTACTATGATGAAACTTTTTGGATTGACTTTAATCATAGAAAAGTAACGATGGATGACGGACTTGAATGTTATATTATTGAGACTGCATTTATGCCAACTGAAGAAGCACTTAATGACGAATACCAATAGACGCGAAAATTACACGCCCCTTTATGAAACAGATTAAATGTTAATTAAGGAGGAATTGATATGGATTTAGCAACTATGATGCAAGAAGCGTTAACAGATTATTATTATGATAACTGTGATGATGAAAGTAGACTTAAAAGAGTCAAAGCAACATCAGCAGCTTTTTTGAGTGGAGCTATCGACGGTGCGGTAATCGTATATCCGTTAATGCTTATAAGCCTTTTTGCAGCCGGAAGAAAAATTAAAAAACTCGAAAAACAGTAAATCTGTAGACGAGGGCGTAGGTCAAAATGACTTAGGCTCTTGTTCTTTCGCGAAAATTACAAGGGCTATTATGAGAGAATGAACTATTAAATGACTAATGGCTCTGGGTGTCTAGAACCTATCCATTAGTCATGAAATAGGACTGGCAGTTTAATGGCTAGCTACACAGTATTCTCTTTTTATTTTAGTACGTAGGTGACAGAACTATGTGCTATTTTTATACGACAGATTCGCGAAAGGAACGAAGACTGTTATGAAATATTATTTAAGGAGGAGACAAAAATGAAAATTAACAAGAAAGCACTACTGACGGTAGTTTCGGCGGTTTGTGGAGCAGGGAGCTTTGTAGTAAGCATTCTGTTAGCCAAAGATCAGAATGAGGAAGTTGCACAAAGAGCAGCAGATATTCTTGAAGAGAGACAAAAATCTTCAGAATAATATTAGCAGGGAGCTTGGGTCAAAATGACTTAGGCTCTTTTCTTTTGCAAAATATTAAAAGGAGATATTTAAAATGAGTAAAGAAAGCATTAAACGTAGTTTCAAAATGGTATGGAAAAAAGTAGAAAAACGTAGTCCTGAAATTCTTACGGGGCTTGGTATTGCGGGTATGTGTACAGCAGTAGTTGTTGGGATTAAAGTCACGCCAAAAGCACTACAGTTAATCGAAGAAGAAAAAAAAGAACAGAAAGTTGAAGAGCTTAAACCTGTAGAGGTTGTTAAAGTTACTTGGAAACAGTATCTTCCTGTAGCACTTCTTACTGGGGCGTCTGCAGCATGTTTGATTGGGGCTAATTCTGTACATTCACGTAGACATGCAGCATTATATTCCGCGTACAAGATTTCTGAGACAGCTTATTCAGAATTGAAAGACAAGACAAAAGAAGTTGTTTCAGAGAAAAAAGTAAAAGAAATTAAGCAGAAGATTGCAGAAGATAAAGTTAAAGATATCACATCTGATGAGAAGAAAACCCAGATTATTGTGAACGGAGACGCTGACACTTGGTTTATCGATGCGATGAGTAATCAGCCATTTAAGTCCAGTAAGAATGATCTGGATGCGGCTGTTAATAGACTTAATAAAGCTATGATGAGTGAAATGTATATATCCTTGTCACAGTTCTATGACGAGATAGGTGTTCCGCATACAGGAGTAAGTGATGATATCGGTTGGCGTATTGATAAAGACGACATTGAAATCGACTTAAGTGAAGCCACGGTTATCGATGGTAAAGCGTATATAGTTGTTGATTTTATGGCTAGACCAACATACGGATTTGATAATCTTTGTTAATTCGCGAAAAATACATGGGGTGTTATGAGAACTTGATAACAAGTTAGTATAAGGAGGATATTAAAATGGAAGAAACAAGAAATGAAGAGATGGACATGGAAGTGACAGAACTTGAACCAATGGAAACTTTCGATGAGACAGTAGAAAACGATGAAAAGAGATCCGGTCTTGGACTTGGAGCCATTATCGGTGGAGCTGTAGTTTTGGGTGGTGTAACTGCGTATAAAGCAGTGTCCAACAAGATTAAGAAACACAAAGATGAGCAGGCGGTCAAAGAAGAGAAGCCGAAGAAAAAGAAAAGACGTTTTCATATCGGTTTCATCGATGTTCCGGAGGAAGAATCTGAGGTCATTGACGTTTCGGAAGAGGATGTGGAAGTCATCGATAAAGAATCAGAAAACTAAATAATTAAGTTCACAGGAGAAGACCTGGGTAGAAATACTCGGGCTTCTCTTTTTTCTTTTGAAGGGAGGTGAATCGATGCACAAGTATTTTTACGAAGGACCAGTATTATTGTTTGATACAGTGGTGGCTTCAAAATGGCGTGGCGAAACTATGGCTCCAACAGCTAAGAAAGCTAAGAGTAACCTCTCATATCAATTTAAGAAACAGAACAATAGACTTCCTGGCTCTAGGGTGACATTACCGGGAGAAATCAAAATGATTAGTTAAGGAGAAGATAAATGGCGGAATATAAAATGAAAACAAACACATCAGAAAGCAAACAAGAAGAGAAAAAGGTAGATAAAATCATTACTGGTACTGCCAAAACCAAGCCGAATGAGGTTCGTAAATTTGCTGGACTTATCGTTTCGGATGACGCTTCTAATGTTGGTAATTATGTGCTTATGGATGTGCTTATCCCTACGTTTAAGAAAGCAGTAGTAGATGTCGTTGAAATGATCTTATTTGGTGAAAAAGGTGGTAAGCGTCGCAGCGATGGAAGAACCCCGTATCGTAGTTATTATGATGATCGAAATGACAGACCGCGTAAGACTGCAAACATGGCTGGACGATTTGATTACGACGATATTTCGTTCGATTCTCGTGGCGATGCAGAACTTGTACTTGATCAGATGCGAGACCTTGTGGACGGGGATCGTGGATTTGGTCTTGTAACAGTAGCAGACATGTATGACCTGGCAGGATTACAAGCACCGTTTACAGCTCGTAAATACGGTTGGTTTAATCTCAGAACAGCAGAGGTAATCAGAGGTAGGGACGGTTTCTATATCCGGTTACCGAAAGCTATGCCGATTGATTAATTCAAAATGGAGGTAGCATTATGAGTAAACTTATGACTTACGAGCTGCGAAACCGTTTTAGGAAGTTCCCATTAGATTCACAAGATGGGAAAGGTATAAACGCAGAAATCGTAGCTATGTTCTTTAACTTAGAAGGTCCTGGAACATGGATTATTACTGAGGGTGAAGAGCTGGAAGACGGAGATTGGCTGCTATATGGATACTGCAATATTTTCGAATGGGAATGGGGATACGTAATGCTATCTGATTTAGAAGAATTGGAAGTTCCAGTCGCGCAGTTCGTGAAAGCAGCTGGACATAAAGTAAAAGAATTTATTTAAGAAAGGATGTAAAAATATGAAAAACATTAAATTACCAGCAAATTTGAGCAGATCTCTTAACGGTCTTGCTTTCAAAATGAAAAAACATGCTCCAGAGATTCTTGTAGTTGCAGGAGTTGGCGGAACAATTGCTACTACAGTTATGGCATGTAAAGCCACAACCAAAATTGATGAGGTGTTAGCAGAGAACACAGAACATATTGCAAAGACAAAAAAATATGTTGAAGAAAACGGATATTCCGAGAAGTATACAGAGAAAGATTATCAGAAAGATTTGACTATTATGTATACACAGAAAGGACTTGCCCTTCTTAAACTGTATGCTCCAGCCATAGCACTTGGAACATTATCAATCACAGCTATTCTTGCCGGACATAATATTCTCAAGAAACGTAACGTAGCAATTGCTGCAGCTTACGAAGTGGTGAATAAGAATTTCAATGATTATCGTGGAAGAGTTGTTGAACGTTTCGGTCACGAGCTTGATCGTGAGCTTAGATACAACATTCATAAGCAGGAAGTAGAAGAAACCGTCGTTGATGAAAAGACGGGTAAAGAAAAGAAAGTTAAAAAGAACGTGGATGTATGCGATGTTGATAGCTATAGTGATTACGCTAAGTTCTTTGACGAGACTTGTCGTGGATGGACAAAAAATCCGGAATTCAATCTTATGTTCTTGAAACAGCAGCAGAGATTCGCTAACGATCGTCTTGAGGAACAGGGCTACCTCTTCTTAAATGACGTATACGAGATGCTTGGTATTGACAAAACGGCATACGGTCAGACCATTGGTTGGGTTTACGATAAGAACATTGTAAGTAAAATCGATTTCGGTATTTATAATATTCACAATGAAGCTAACCGTAGATTTGTAAATGGTATTGAAAGAAGTATTTTACTTGATTTCAACGTAGATGGTAACGTTCTTAACGCTATGTGAATGGTAGGTTTGGATACATATTATTCAGGAAATGCATATCGTGACATGTTTGATTTCCCTCAGTTCGGTGTTGACAGCATCGGCTGAGGTTTTTTAGAAAGGAGTGACAGACATGACCGGACGAGAGCTTATTATACTTATTCTTGAAAATAATTTTGAGGATAAGTCGATAACAGAATTATATACATTATTTGAAACAATGGATCAAACTGCAGAAAGACTTGGAGTTGGTATTGCTACAGTGGATACTTGGTTTCGATTAGGACAGATCAAAGGCATTACACTTGGTGAAATAACTTATATTTTTAAGAATGCTATGCCAGAAAAGGAGGAGTGACATATGATGCGAGGATTATCAGTGTTATTTGTTACTTTAGCAGGAGTATGTTTTGTAGGGGGTATTGTCGTACTTGAATCTTAGACTCATACGGAAAGGGTGGCGTATGTATGGAAAGATTGGAGAAAAACTTTGCAGTCTTAGGTCGTATATTAAAGAATAAAAAGAATCGTCATATCGCTGGTGGAATACTTATTTCTATGTCGGTATTTTTCGGTGGGTTGGCGATAACTGTAATGACTATCAGAGTCGATGAAATAGAAGAGGAGAATGAATAATGAACAAATCGATGATTAATAGCATATTAACTTTTGTGATCGGTGCAGGTGTAGGTGCAGTAACATCTATATTTATTGTAAAGAAACACTATGAGGAGGTCTCTAAGCAGGAGATTGAGTCGGTGAAGGAAGTCTACGCTAAAAAAAAAGAAATTGATGAAGCTTCTAAACTGGATGAAGATCTTAAAGCAGTTAATGAAGTAATCAAGAAAAATGATTATGCTACAGAGTCGGAAGAGCGTGTAAAGAAAACAGCAGTGACTGACAATACTGGAGAAGATACAGATGAAGATGAAAATGAGAATATCCATATTATTCCTGGGCACGAATTTGGTGCTACAGATAATATCACTATCACATTGTGGTATTGGACAGACGGAACTGTAACTAATGAGAACATGAAGATTATCGGCAACGTAGAGGATTGCATCGGAGATGACTTCATGGCACACTTCGGAGACAACGAGGATGATCCAGATGCTGTATATGTAAGAAATGACGTACAGAAGATCGATTATGAAATTCTTAAAGAGTATCGCGGTTTCTCCGACTATTTAGAGGAGCAGGATGAGTAATTTAAGAGAAGAGTATTTCGATTGGATGTACAGCATGGTTTGTTATAACAGATTTGCGGAGGAAAATTCATATCGTAAGTTATTGCATTTTCTACATTCTGTTGAGTATCGTTGGAAACTACCTGATGATGAAAACCGTACAGAAGACGGCGAAGAAGGTTTACGATGGACTTTCGCTTATGAGAATCATATTGATATAGGTGACGAACTTGATGGTCCGTGTAGTGTTCTCGAAATGATATTAGGTTTAGCGTATCGTTGCGAGGATATTATGTCAGACCCAGCTGTAGGCGATCGTACAGTTCAATGGTTCTGGCGTATGATAACAAACTTAGGACTCGGTGGGATGACTGATAATAACTTCGACGAAGAAGAAGCAGACCGTATTGTAGAACGTTTCTTAGATAGACGTTATACACACGATGGTCATGGTGGATTATTTGTTGTTCCACATGCAGAGGAGGATTTACGAGATGTAAGTACGTGGACTCAGATGCTATGGTATCTGAATCGTATAATGTAGAGGAAAATTGAATAATGCTAGATGAAACTATAAATCAAGAAGGGAGGGCTTAAAATGCTAGACTTTATGACTATTGCTACTAAAGTGAAGGAAAAAGAAATGTGCACCGAAGTCTTCCCTAAATTCATTATGAAGAAATCCAAAGATCTCATGATTAGAGGTAGGGATTTCTATGCTATATGGGATGATGAACAAAAGTTATGGTCTACAGACGAGGATGATGTAACAAGACTTGTCGATCAGGAAATGGAACGATGGGTTGAAGACCACAATGATCATATTTTAGGTAAACCAGTTATTAAGCACATGTGGGATGCTGACAGTGGAATGATCGATAAGTTCCATAAGTACTGTCAAAAGCAGATGCGTGATAACTATCATGAACTTGACGAAGAGCTCATATTTGCGAATAGTGAACTGACAAGAGAATCTTATGCAAGTAAAAAGCTTGACTATCCGTTAGTTGAGGGCAGTATTGACGCTTGGGATAAAGTTATCAGTACACTTTATGATGAAGAAGAGCGTCATAAAATAGAATGGGTTATCGGAGCAATCGTATCCGGTGACTCACGTTATATTCAGAAGTTCATGGTTCTATACGGTGCTGCCGGAACCGGTAAATCTACTATATTAAATGTGATACAACAATTATTCGATGGGTATTACTGTTCGTTTGACGCTAAGGCTTTAGGGCAGGCTAATAATGCATTTGCTTTGGAACCTTTTAAATCATCACCGTTGGTTGCAATTCAGCATGATGGTGATTTATCACGTATCGAAGATAATACTAGACTGAACTCACTTGTATCTCACGAAACGATGCCAATCAATGAAAAGTTTAAAGGTATTTACGAGACACATTTCAAGTGTTTCTTATTTGTCGGTACGAATAGACCAGTCAAAATCACAGACGGTAAATCAGGTTTGTTAAGACGTTTGATTGATGTAACCCCATCTGGACGAAAACTTGGCGTTAGGGAGTATCGTAGACTTATTAAGCAGATACCGTTTGAACTTGGAGCAATCGCATATCATTGTTTACAGGTCTACAAAGATGATACTGAATATTACGACGATTATATTCCTAAGAATATGTTGTCGGCGTCTAACGATTTCTATAACTTTGTGTGCGACTCATATAGTGTGTTTAAGAAGCAGGATGGAACCACATTAAAAGCAGCATGGGAAATGTATAAGCAGTATGTAGAGGAGGCTAAGGTATTCACGCCATTTTCTAAGCGTATATTTAAAGAAGAATTAAAGAACTATTTCTGGGATTACGAAGATTATATCGATCAGGAAGATGGTACAAAGTTGATTAATTATTATAGTGGATTCCGAACGAGCATATTTGATGCTGATATGGGTAGAAGACCTAAGGAAAAAGAAGAGGAGCAGGTTCATTTGATTGATTTCAAAGAGCAGGCTTCTCTTTTTGATTCTATGTGTTCTGATTGTACAGCTCAGTATGCAACTACAGAAGACTCTGAGAAACCATTACAGAAATGGGAGAATGTAACTACTAAGTTATCAGATCTTGACACATCTAAAGTCCATTATGTACGTGTTCCGGAGAATCATATTGTAATTGACTTCGATATTAAAGATGAGAATGGTAATAAGTGTTTTGAAAAGAATCTACAAGAAGCGTCAAAATGGCCTCCAACATATGCCGAAATAAGTAAGGGTGGCAATGGTATTCATCTTCATTATATTTATGCAGGGGATGATGTAACCAAACTCAGCAGAATCTATACAGATGATGTTGAAGTAAAGGTGTTCACTGGTAATAGTTCATTAAGAAGGAGGCTATCGAAATGTAATGACCTTCCAGTAGCAACTATTAGTAGTGGGTTGCCATTGAAAGGAGTAAAAAAAGTGAGAAACTTTGACTGTATTAAGAATGAGCAACATTTGAGAGCTATTCTTAAAAGACATATTAATAAAGAAATCATGTGCAATACGAAACCTAGTATTGATATGATTTATAAAACGCTGGAAGAAGCATACGAAAGTGGCATGGGATATGACGTGTCCGATATGAAAAATGCTATTTACGCTTTGGCTTTAGACAGCAGTAATCAGTCTGATACATGTCTTAAACTGGTTGCCGCAATGCATTTTAAATCCGAGAATGCTAGTGAAGTATCTAATGATAGCAACAACGAAGATTTGGTATTTTACGACATTGAGGTATTTCCGAATCTATTTCTTGTGTGCTATAAGATTCAGGGATTAGGTAAGCCGGTCGTAAGATTGATTAATCCTACGCCATCAGATATTGAAGAACTTATTAAGTTCAAACTCGTTGGGTTCAACAATAGACCATACGATAATCATATGATTTATGCATGTCTTATGGGCTATACGGTCCCCCAGTTGTATGACTTATCACAAAGACTTGTTAATAAAGACAAGCAGATCAGTCGAAAAGCTAAATTTGGTGAAGCCTATAATCTATCGTATACTGATATTTATGATTTCGCATCGGCAGGTAATAAGAAGAGTCTTAAGAAATTGGAAATCGAAATGAGCCAACAGTCTGAGTCCAAGTTACGAAAAAAGGGTTTCTCAGATGATGAAATTGCAGTCATCAAAGCTGGAACACATCATCAGGAGTTGGGTCTACCGTGGGATGAGCCTGTACCAAAAGAAAAATGGGGATTAGTAGCTGATTATTGTGTAAACGATGTCGTTGCAACAGAAGCGTCGTTCTGTTATTTAAAGGGTGATTGGATTGCTAGAGAAATCCTCGCTGATATTACTGGTATGACAGTTAACGATTCAACCAACAGTTTGTCTCAGAGAATTATATTTGGTAATGATCGTAATCCTCAGACTCAATTCAATTATCGTAATCTTGCACTTCCGGTTGGTAGTGATCAGTACGAAGAGTATCTTGAGAAGTTCGGTCATGATTATCGTTTTCGTGTATTCGATGCAGATGGTATGCCACAGTATCGTGATTATGTTCCATACGAAGTATTACCAGATGGATGGAGTATATTGCCGTTCTTCCCTGGATACGAGTATAAGAATGGAAAGTCTACATATTTAGGAGAAGAAATCGGTGAGGGCGGACGCGTATATTCAGAACCCGGATTCTATGGTGCTGTATGGGATGGTGATGTAACCGGACAGCATCCATCAAGTATTATTGCGGAGGTTCTATTTGGACCTGAGTACACGAAAGCCTTTAAAGATATTGTTGACGGACGTGTATCTATTAAACATGAGGCATGGGACATTATTGATGGATTATTCGACGGAAAACTCAAGCCTTATATTCAGAAGGTTATTGATGGTGAACTTACAACGAAGATGCTTGCTAATGCTTTGAAGACAGTAGTTAATTCGGTCTATGGGCAGACTAAAGCATCATATAAGTGTGCCTTCAGAGATGATCGTAATATCGATAATATTGTGGCTAAGCGTGGTGCGTTATTTATGACATTACTTAAACGTGAAGTTCAGAAACGCGGATTTACAGTTGCTCATATTAAAACAGACTCAATAAAGATACCAGATGCTACACCTGAAATCCAGCAGTTTGTTCTTGACTTCGGTAAAGAGTACGGATATTCATTTGAGACTGAGGCGGAGTTTGAGAAGTTCTGTTTAGTTAATAAAGCCGTTTATATTGCTAAAACAACAGACGGAGAGTGGACGGCTACTGGAGACCAATTTGCAGTGCCATATGTATTTAAGACATTATTCAGCCATGAGCCGATTGTATTCGATGATTTGTGTGATACATTCTCAGCGTCAAAAGGTGCGTTATATTTGGATATGAACGAATCGTTACCAGATGTGAAAGGATACGAGCATGATCTTGATAAGCTAAAGTCAAAATACAAACAGGGTAAAATATCCGATGTAATGTACGAATCTATGGCTTCGGAATTGAACAAAAAGATTGAAGAAGGTCATAGTTATCAGTTTATAGGACGTGTCGGTCATTTCTGCCCAATTAAACCAGGACACGGCGGCGGTGAAATGTATCGTGTCGATGAGGGTAAACGAGCGGCTGCATCTGGAACAACAGGGTATCGTTGGCTTGAATCTGAAACTATCAGAGGTGTTAACGAAGAGTCTATTGACGTATCATATTTTACTAAGTTAGTAGACGATGCTGTTGATACCATTAATAAGTACGTTGACTTCGAGTGGTTCGTGTCTGATGATCCATATGTTCCAAGTAAAGTTGTACCGGATTTTATGAATATTCCAGAAGGGTCTCCAGAAGAAGTACCATTTGACGAAGATGTAGATGAATTACCGTTTTATTAATTGATAGAGGTATGTATATGAAACCCGACAATTTAACAACACAGGAATACATAGACTTTCTTCAAAGGTTTATATTAGTACATTCCTATATTTATTATGAGTTGGATAGCAATGTTATCAGTGACAGGCTTTACGATAAGAAATCAAAAGAGCTTGTACAGTATAAGCACGATTATCCAGAATTATGGAAAAGTAGTCAATATTATGCTCAGTTTCGTGATGATTATAACGGAGCTACTGGATTTACTTTATTTCATGATTTACCAAAATCAGAGCAGGAGAGAATTCATCGTATTGCTTGCTTTGTAGCGCATAAATGTTAGTTCGCGAATCTTTCTTGGACTGTTATAGAAAGATTAAGGAGGATAAAGATATGACGAAAATGCAAATTTTAGACGCTATAATCGGAGGGACAGGAATGGTCATGATACACGACTCTGTTGGGATTTATCGCGGAAAGTTATCTGATGACAATAAAAAATTATTGTTGGGGATACTGCTCACATCTATAGGAGGAGTGCAGATGGGTGTTCGCTGTGTGAACCCAGGTTTTAGATGGTTTAAACGCAATTAAAAGTAAACAACCTTATATCTATGAGAGAAAGGGTTTAGGTCAAATGACTTAGGCTCTTTTCTTTTTACCTAATCTCAGTGAAAGGAGTGATGCTTATGGTCGTCATTGATTTATATTTACGAAGCTTATAAACCAAAAATCCAAACAAATAAAAAAGAAGAAATAGGAGTTTTAAAATTATGGAAATAGTATTTGCACCAAAAAACGTATTACAGATCGATAACGCAAGAATCGTATTCAAGAATTTCAGAGGAGAAGACCGTAAGTTCAACAAAGAAGGAGACCGTAACTTCGCATTACTTATTACAGGTGGCACAATCGATGATGGTACTGACGTAAGAGAAGTAACAGATGAAGAGATGGCGGATGCTCTTATGAGCGATGTTAACCGTCTTGGTGCTGGTTGGAACGTTAAGATTAAAGCACCGAGAGTAGAGGGAGAATCTCCGTTTATTTATTTACCAGTCAAGGTTAAATTCAACGAGCATGGGCCACAGGTGTACGTTGAGTCAGGAAAATCTCGTCGTAAACTTAATGAAGAAACTGTAGCACTGCTGGACGACATTGATATCGCAACAGTAAATCTGGACATCAGGCCATATGATAAGGAGATTAATGGAAATTCGTTTAGAACAGCATATTTACAGTCAATGAAAGTAGTTCAGAATATTGATAGATTTGCAGCAGAATACGCTGAAGAAGAATATCCGGAGGAGTAAGAAGATGAATTTTGGACAGGCATTAGAAAAAGTAAAATCGGGTGAAAAAATATTCAGACATGGATGGAATGGTAAAAACATGTTTGTTGTATATCAGAAAGGATATCCGGACGGCATTCCGTGCAATATGCAGACAGCAAAAGCATGGGGGCTAAACGAAGGTGACTTATTCAAATGTGAGCCTTATCTTCAGATCAAGATGGTAAATGGTAGTCATACTATGTGGGTACCAAGTATTAACGATATTTTAGCAGAAGACTGGGATTACATTCATTAATCCTGCACGGGGAATCAGTCTAGTTATATTAGTGGGGGACTGACATGAGAGGTAGCAATAGAGTTATACGGGATGAGGCTATCAAAAAAAATAATTACATTAAAGGAGATTAACATAATGGCAGAAATTAAAGGACATGGTGTACCAGGAGGACACATTGAAGGAGCTGTAGGTGATATTTATGTAGACGAGCGTACCGGTCTGAAATACAGATGTACATACGCTGGAAGACTTAATGGTAAGTTGACATGTGAGTGGATTAATACCGGAGAAAGAGCTGAGATTAAGTCATCGAGACCTCAGCAGAAAGCAGTGAAAACAAGTGAAAAGAATGACATTTAATTGAAAGGTTAATGATACACGAAAGGGTGGTGTGAACGTGAGAGTCAATAAGTACAAAACTAAATTAAAGGATAATAAGGCAGTACTAATTAAAGAATTAAGTACAAATTATCCAGAGATGAAAAACAAATTTCGTTACGCTTCTGATGTGGTAAGCTTCGCTAAGGGTTACCTAAAACTCCATGAAGAGAGCGAGGAATATATTTATATGTTATGTTTAGATACACGTTGTAGGCTGACTGCTGTAATTGAAATCTCTCATGGAAGTGTTGATGTATCGGTGGTATCGCCTAGAGAGGTTTATCAGAAGGCGCTACTGGCTAATGCTGTTAACATTATATTACTTCACAACCACCCTAGTGGAGATAGTGAACCTAGTAGCAATGATATCACTACGACAAAAAGAATGGAAGAAACAGGGGTATTAGTCGGAATTCGTATGTTAGATCACGTCATTGTAGCTGAAGATAATTGCTATAGTGTATGTACAAACCGTTATATTCGCGAAGAAAACTAGTGCTGTTATGAAACTATTTAAAGTTAGAAAGGAGTAACATTATGGAATTCAAAAGAGGAGACAAAACAATTAAGGTGCCTGGTTGGGTTATTGCAGCCGGTATTGTAACGTTAGGAACTATGGTTGGCGATATCTGTAGGGTACGAATTGAAAACCACAAATAGTTTTGAGAAAGACCTGGTTAGGAGTAATCTTAATCTGGTCTTTTCTTTTTATATTTATTGTACACACATTATTTACGATAGTTGAGAATGTGAATACCAGAAGGAAGGACAATATGATTTTAGAAGGAACAGTGCTTATATATGGGCGGGTTAGTCTTAATAATTTCGTACTGAACGAGTCCACGATCATAAACTATCCAGAAAAAATGCCAGTGGTTTGGAATTATGAGTTTGGAAATCCAGAATTAGTATTGGGTTATGCCGAGATAAGTAAGGTAGACAGTGGCTTATGGGCTACAGTTACTATAACTAACGAGAGGTTCAAATCGGTTATGCTCAATCAAGGTAAGGTTTACTGTGGTGGTTATTACCGATGCAATAAATCACACACGTTATCTGATGGTGTAAGATGTGTTGATAAAGCAAATCTTCTTGCACTTGGCATATATCTAGCTGGTGATGATTGGTTATATTTAAATGTAAAAGAGGAGGACTAAATGGCAGTACCAAACATGAAAAAAGAGTATTCAGATAGATTCGATGCTCTTAGAAAAAATAGAGTTGAGGTTAGCTTTCATAAGTACGGACCGGCTCGAACAAATTTTGAAGACAAACTTGTTGATGCATTAGCTACACATGAGCTGTGTATCGAGAAGTATAAGGAAACAAAAAACACAGAATATTTAGTAGATGCAGCAAATTATCTTATGTTTGAGTTCATGTATCCTCAGTTAGATGGGGCATATTTCAAACCGACAGATAGTGATGGGTCTGCTGGAACAGTTGGTGAACCGATTGGCGAATGGGGGTTATAGAGATGTTGGTTAAGATTACATTGATCTTGTGTGTTATTAGTTTTGTACTATATGTGTTTGGACGTATATATGTGAAGGGTCTTAATACAATAGATAAATTAAGATTCGCTAGTAAAAAATTTACTAAAGGCGAAAATATATTCTTATGTATTAATGCAATTGCGAACATACTAGCATTCATCATGATTATTATAACAGCTATATACATTATATTGACATATCTGTAAGGGGATTGCTAATGAGTAGGACATTAATCGTAGAGAATAAATTAAGACCTTGCAAGGCGAAAATAAAGAAATCCGATAATTATAAGAACGCGTTATTCCATAGATGGAGTGGCGAAGGTGAAGCAATAGTAGAATTAGAGAATGGGCATATTCATATGGTGCATCCAGAAAACATTATATTTTTAGACCATCCTTTTAATGATTATAGTTGGGAAGACAACGGAGGTGCTGAAAAAGATGCCTAGATTTGAAAAGTGCGATCATTGTAGATATGGCTGGAATAACCCACGTGGATGTAATTATCCAGAACCACTTGATCCATGTAGGATTGATATGTCATGCTATCGGCCTATGACTGAAGCACAGAAATTTCAGCAGAAAGCAGAGCGTGAGCGTAAGTCAGACAAAACAAATCATACTAAACTGGTTGGCGATATATTTTCCGGATACGACATTATCGATACAACCAATCCCATGGAAATGGCAAATTATTATGCTTCGGAACTCGTGAAAAAGATTACGAATGCATCTGTAAAACAGAAAAAGAAAGTGTCGGGGAACGTTCCGTCCAGTATGGTTAATTCGGTAGAGCTATCTCAAAAATTAGGGGTACCAGTAGCTACGATACGCATGGATTGTAGAAAAGGACTATATCCAGGAGCAACAAAGGTCAATGGTAAGTGGCTCATACCTATATATCGATTTCGATGTTCGCGTAAATAACATCTTCTTTTATGAAAATAATGAAGGAGGATTATATGATGAACGAATATGAAATAGTATTTACGAAGAAATTGTATAACAAAATCAAGGACAGGGTCTATGGTCATGTGTATTGTGGGGTTAAAGACAACACATTGCGAATCGACATCACAACGCGTGATGATTTAGGATTTACTATGTGGGTTGACGACTTTGCAAATCGCATACTCAGTGGACTTACAACTGATTATGTGCTATATGAGTTTTTACGTAGGTATAGGGCGTATTTAGTATCAGAGATAACATGTGATTATTTTAAGAAGGCTCAGGCATAACGCTTGGGCTTTTTCTTTTATATTTTAGGAGGTGATAACAATGGTTTTAGTAGGAGCAGGTATTGGATTTCTTTGTGGAATTATCATAACGCTACTGTGTATTTCATTAGGTGATGCTGCAAAGAACGCCGATGTACATATTGATGAAAGAGGTGAGTGATATGGACTTTATTGACAAGATCGTATATTTCGAGCAGTATTGCCCAACATGTAAATCGGCTGAGTGTGCGCAGGATGAAGAACCTTGTAACGAGTGTCTTGGTCAGGCAGTAAATGAATATTCACACAAGCCGATCAATTACACTCCGGACAAAAAGAAAGGCGGTAAGTAGTATGAAAAAACAAGAATATTTACAAGTCCTTGTAGAGTTAAACAAGCTTAAACTACCAGGTGATAATGCGATGAATGTGCGTTATAACCAGGGTGTTGAAGCGGCTAAGAAATTATTAAGAGAATTTGTGGAGGAGAAGAGACGATGAATTTTATTTCTTTTATCGAACTTATGCTGTACACGCTTCTTATTTACATGTCAGTATCAAGTATTATTAGTAGAATTTGTATTTGTATTGAAAGATGTAACAATGTAAAGGGTGGGCATTCAAATGACGAGAGCGGAGAGGCGTAGAGCTGAGCGAGAGAAAAACAAGACAGCTACATATAATTTAACGGAAGAGCAGCTCGAAGCTATGGTAAACGAAAAGATTGCTACAGAGCTTAAGCGTGTTAAAAAAGAAGCAACAGAAGACGCGGTACGTACATCTATGGTTCTGATGCTTACATTACCTATGGAAGTACTCATGGATCATTACTGGCAGAAAACATATTCAGATAAGATTCCAAAGTTCACGGAACACGTGATTGATTATTATAAAAAATGGGAATCAGGTGAATTGGATATGGATAAATTGCGAGAAGATTTATGGGAGAGAGGTCGTGTAAGAATAGAAGAACAGGAAGAATAAAAGGAGGAGTCATTATGTTGATTGGATACGAAGAATGCAAAGATAGATTGGAAATTCGTTTGTGTGATCCTGAACTTAAACCAGAACGCATTAAAGCTTTACCAGTGATATATGTAGGTGACTGGGCTGGATATTTCGCAGTAAATATTGGTTCGGATGGTGAGGGCATGTATTCGTTCAATGTCAACAATGGTATTATGAATTACTGGGGGATTACTGTAAACCAGCTGTATCGTGATACGTTGGCAGCAATGAATAAAGAAGCACTATTACTCTTTGATATTACAGACATTCGTTCATTTTTAGAAAAATCAACAGCGATGACATCTAATCTATATGGTAAACGTTTATCTATTGATCCACAGGTTATGCGACTATTTGCTATTACAAATATAAAACACATATATGGCGCTGGCTGTATAGCGAATCATAACGTACGCAAGACGATTGGTGATTCTCTTGGATACAACTACTTTGTGATACCTTCATCTATACATGAACTCATGATAATTCCTGACTGTGACTATGATATTGTTGAAGAACTTAAATTTATGGTACATGAGGTGAATTATGACAGTGGTGTAGTTAGTTCAGAAGATATTCTATCAGACAAAGTTATGTGGTGTAGCAAAGACGGCTATATTGTGGTAAACGCTGATAACAAGCCATGAGATAAAGGCAAGAGGCTCTCTTAACAGAGGGTCTCTTTTATATTTGGAGGAAAACTAATGAAGAAAAATATTAAAAAACTGACAGCAGTAATTCTAATGATGTTAATGGTATTCAGTATTTCGGGATGCGCTATTCTCGATTCAAAACTAAACGATATTAAGGGCGATCTGATCGGTAATAGCTATACGATTCGTACGTACGATAATTATGGAAGTATTGTCATGACAGCTACCGGAGATCGAATAAATATTGTTGGTAATCCAGTAGAAACTACATCATACAGTAGCGATGGTGAAGTCATTACTGGATACGAATTATCATCAGTTATTACGATTAATATCGATGGCGAGCAGATTCAGAGCTGCGGCGATACATGTATATTTGAAGGAAATGGATTACAGCCTGATGCAGTATTCAGTCAGAATGATATTTACAGTTATGCAGACAGTATTACCGATTGGACTAGTATTACTGGTGTCGTTAATAAATATAAAAACATGTTTGGTAAAAGTCGTGTTGTGGTAATTAAATCGCAGCTCGGTCAACCTATTACAGCATATTCTGGTGATAAAGTATACTGGGAGATCCCAGATGATTTACCTAAAATGACAAAACTTATGATAGATGGAAAACCTCTTTATATTCACAGAGCAAATTTCCAGATTATAGATACAGAATTACTTGATTAGGAGAAGCAAGATGAGCGATAACTTAAGAAAAAATGCGGAGGGTTATTCCGATCCTACAGCATATAAAGCTATTAAAGCAGCAGAAGATGAGAGTGCTAAATTTCAGAAACTACTAGATACTATATTCACTATTTGTGAGTTGTCAGGTTTCCATATCGAAGGGAGAATCACAATCAAATCAAAGAACACTGGGAGGATATGGAGATGAGTAGACTGAATTTTGACACAACACAAGGTAGTAAAAAGGCGATATACGAATCGATCTCTGATAGAAAAAGAGCCGGTATGGTTAATTCGAGAGTATTACCAGTAGCCAGAAGTGCATTCCAGCATAAACCATACACTACTGATTATTTTAGAGGTGAGATTCTTAATGACAAGGAAGACTGATTTCTTATATCCACACCAGCAGCAAGCTATAGACCGAATGTTTACCGGTTGCATTCTTAACGGTGGTACTGGTAGCGGTAAGAGTAGAACGTCATTATATTACTACTTCAGTACATATGGCGGGTATTTGGGATATCGTACCTATGAACCTATGTCTAAGAAACCACCGGACTTGTATATTATAACAACTGCTAAGAAAAAACATGATATGGAGTGGGAAGAAGAGCTTACACCATTTCTGTTATATCCCGATAAGAAGACACATGTGACTGAAAAGTATGGTAATTTGGTAGTGATAGATAGTTGGCAATGCGTTAAGAAATATCAAGATATTAAGGATGCGTTCTTTATATTTGACGAGGATAAGGTTACTGGAAAAGGGGCTTGGTGTAAGGCTTTTCTTAAGATTGCTAAGTATAATGAGTGGATCATATTATCAGCAAGCCCCGGTGATACTTGGCAAGACTACGAAACTGTATTTGTGGCTAACGGTTTCTTTCGTAATCGTACAGAATTCAGAGATAATCATCTTATATATTCACGTTATACTAGTTATCCAAGTGTGACAGGGTATAGAAATGAAACAAGGCTCATTCGTCTGAGAGATAGAATTCTTATAAATATGGATTTTAGAAGACACACTATACCGCATCATGAAGATGTTTGGGTCGAATATGATAAACCGTTTTACAAAGAAGTCATGAAGTCACGTTTTGATCCATTCAAGAAAGAGCCAATATCTCAAGCCTCTGTGCTATGTTATATTCTCCGTAAGATTGTTAATTCTGATGTGTCTCGTCAAGTAAAATTGCTGGAGCTGTTTGAAGAACATCCAAGAATGATTATATTTTACTCGTATGATTATGAACGCGATATTTTAAAGAATCTTTATTACGGAGAAAACGTGGCAGTTGCTGAATATTCAGGACATGCTCATGAAGCAATACCGGAGACAGAACGATGGGTGTATATAGTCAATTACAGTTCGGGTGCTGAAGGTTTTAACTGCATTAAGACTGATTGTATTGTATTTTTCTCTCAGACTTACAGCTATAAAACGTTACTGCAGGCATGTGGACGTATAGACAGACTTAACACACCATACATCGATTTATATTACTATCATTTGAAGTCTCGTTCTAATATCGACTTAGCTATATCTCGAGCTTTGTCACAGAAGAAAAATTTCAATGAGCGTAAATTCATAGATAAGAAATGAAAGGAAATATGGATTATGTCGGAAGAGTATGAAAAGTTAGTACCTACACCATTAAATTCATTCGATACAGAGATAGATTTGATTAATGATATTTTAGAACAAGCCGTACGACATGGTGCTGATATAGGTGGATCGTATGAAAGTAATGAAAATGGTCTGCTTGATGCTATTCATAAATGGCTGATATATAGAGGATTATATGATAGGTATAAAGTTGTTTACACCGATAACGATCAGGACTATTGCAAACTAAGAATAGTTAGAAAATAAGGAGATATATATTATGAATAATTTTTCTGGTATGTTAACCGATTATATGAATGCCTATAAATCTACCAATGCGTTTAAAGATAGCTTGAAAATGGAGATTTATTCGCGAAAAGCTGAGTATGAAGAATATCTCGATAAAATGTACGCTAATTATATACATGGTTGTACGCGTCAGATTATTAGCTACAATGAGCAGATCGGAGATATTAAATCAGCCGGATTAAAGGTATTAAGAAATTCATCAGGAAAGCATAAAATTGTTATAAAGTGAGGTGATTGTTATGACAGCTAAAGAAAAGACATTTTTCAGAATGTGTATAAAGTTCGTATTATGTGATTTATGGACTGTACGAGAAGTTATCGACCTGATACAGGATTCAATCTCAGAATCAGAGTGTCATTCATATTTATCTAAATGGGAGCAACTCGGTCTATATAGATCAAACTGGAAAATCGACGCTGGGACATTTACTGGTAATCTTGGATGTTATCCTAGCGAGTATCTTGATATTGCTAAAGAGTACGTTTATTATTCCCCAAACGCGAAAATTACAAGGGCTATTATGGATACTTAGAAATTTATTTTGAAAGGAGAACAATTATGGAGAAATACGATGTAGTATTGAACACAAAAGGATTAAGAAAAGCGGCATTTGCTGTAGGTTTTGGGTTGTGTATGGGTAAAGCAGTAGCTAAGGCTGTCGACATGTTTGTGTGTGCGGCAGTTGGCGTGGTTTTAGATCATACAGTCGATAAACTCTCAGATGATGACGAGCCAAAAAAGAAAAGTGGTCGATATGAATGGGGTGAACCAGAAAGCTCTAAAGAAGAGGAGTAAAGTTTCATAAGTAAACAGGATAGAGGGTCTTGGCTATATTTAGCTGAGGCTCTCTTTTATTTTTAGAAAGAAGGAGTCATGGCTAAGAGAAAAGTAAAACGCTTAAACAAAGAATGGTATGTAGCTGATGAATATGGGCATACCGACAAAATGCTTGTTATTAAAGTAAACGAGCTTATTGGGATTGTGAATCATCAGCAGGAAATTATTCACGATCTTGAAACTATTCTTAAAAATAATGGATCGAAAAGGAGATAGCAGTTTATGATGAACACAGCTAAAATTAAAGAAATCGGAAAATGGATGATGGTAGTAGGCGGTGCAGTATTTACTGGAGGGGCGGGATGTTACTGGGCAGCTGGACATATTGAGCGTAAGGAAGAGAAGACGATTCATCAGACTAAGCTTAATCGCATTGCTGAAGAAGAACGTATTAAAGATATTAAAATGCGTGAGGAATTGGCTAAGGCTGATGCAGAAGCTAAGACTGCATATTCTCAGCGACTTAAAGAAATGGATCAGGAGACATTCGCTAAATTTCATGCAGATCGTGTGGCTAAAGCTAATGCAGATGTATGTCGTGACGCTGAGAGAGTTAAGAATAATGCAGAGGCAGAAGTAGTTCGCATTCGTCTTGAGTGCAAGGAAGAAATCAATCGTATCCGTGAGGAGTGCCTTAAGAAAATCGAGGCAGCTGAAAAGAAACGTGATGATGCTGTAGCTAAGTACGAAGCTATTGATACATTATTTACGAACAAAGATGAAGTTCTTAAAGCAAAAGAAGCGTTAGATGTAGCGGTCAAGAAGGATAAGAAAGCAAAAGATGACAAAGAGGAATTACTTGAGGGTATTAAAGACCTTCTGTCAGCATAAGGGGGACAGAGATGATATTTATTAACTTATTTATATTAATGGCACCGGTTATTTTATTTTTAAAAAACAATAACACCTATAAAAATCATATAATTATATTGAATGCAATAGCCAAACATAACTATGCATCTATGCTGGAAGATCAGTGTAACAAGTGTATCAGTTATGAATGTATCGAATCATATTATAAGACGTTATTTAACCTATTTGACTGGGGATATAAGAATCTTGTACCGCGTGACGTTTACAAAAGAATCGAGCCGTTTATTGATAAGGAGAATTGGAAAGATGAATAATACTACGAAAGTAATGATATTAGCATATGCTTCCGAGCTGGACAAGGATTATAACTATGACGGTGATGAAGTTGTATATAAAGGAAAGAGATACTGGGTGTGTCTTAGAGATGAGACTGTAAGATTTTTAGGAATTGTAAAGGAGACAGAATAAATGGTTATAACTTTGTTATGTATATTTATAACGATTGCTGGTGCTATTTTGCATTATAAGTTTGAGGATAGCTGTAAGTATTACGATCTTGACGTTGGTGGCCTTGTCTGTATGTTATTAGGCGGACTTGCAACATTCATTGTAGTTGTAGTTATTATTATAGGACATACTGGAGTCGATGCATCTATTTACAAAACACATATGCAACGCGAGTCTATTATTAAACAGATAGAATGTGTTAATAGTGAATATGAAGATATTACGAGATCAAAAGTTATAGAGAAGGCTTATAACTGGAATAAAGATGTATATTCGGCAAAATATTGGAGTAAGAGCCCATTTACTAATTGGTTCTGGAGTCCAGAGTATGTCGATTCATTAGAGTATATCGATTTGGGGGAATGATATTTATGTTAGAGATTATAGAACTGTGCAGAAAGTATGGTGTATCTATTAGTTTCGATCGTTATGATGATTTAAAGTCTACTGGTGTCCGTATATTTGATCACAGTAGTGGTAGATGCTTAAGACACGTATTTCCTTATGAAGAGCTTGATAATATGGTAGATAAAGATGCGTATGTCACCAATGCTATGAAACGTTTACTGGATAGTATTCTTCTTGAACAATAATTCGCAATTAAAACAAAGCCTCTAATGAGAAAATACACTTATTTAAGGAGGAGATGGTACTTATGTTTGAACGTATTAAAGCTTACAAAAAACTAAAAGAGATCAACCGGTTTTTAGAGGGGGCTAAGGTAGCGGCTAAATTAACAGGAGACGAAAAAATGCTAAATGACGCTAACGAGACTCTTCGCTATAATGAGCTGATTAGAAAGGAGATGTGGCGTAATCGTGAAATGGCAGTAGCATTTATTCAAGGATATAAAGAAATTGGTTTTTAACAGGACAGAGGGTCTTGGCTATATTTAGCTGAGGCTCTCTTTTATTTGAAAGGAGTAAAGAAAATGATTAAAGAGTTTTTTGAAAAACATAGCAATTTGATTTTTACATTAGAGCATCTTTGTATGCCTTGTGGTATGTGGAGAATACGAATTTATGACGTAAACTATGGTATAGGGATGGGTCCAATTTTTACACATGCCATAACCGACGATGAGGTGGATTATCTTAAAGCTGATTTTGAAGCAGCCATTATGACACCCGTTATTAATTGGTGGGAGACATCTCACAATCATTAGAAAACCAAAGGAGGAAATCTAAGATAGATATTTATTATTTCTTAAGACGGTTTGAATTATTAGCTATTGATCATAGTCTTAGATTATGTATGACGAGAGTGCTACAGCGAATAGCGGAAGCATTTAAAGAAAGGGAATAAAAGAGATGATTAAAATTATTAAACCAGGGACGAGACAGGAGAAGCGTTGTGATTATTGTGGCTGCTTATTTTCTTTTGAGGAAGAGGATATTAGAGCTAAGACAACAGTTCATACAGGTGGATTTCCTGGTATCGCGAAAGGCGGTACGTACATAAATTGTCCTCAATGTAAGAAAGAAATTGTATTGGAGGCAATGAGATAGATGATTAGGGTGATTGTTGAACCATATTGTCAAAATTGTCGTTATTTTAAACCCTATATTTCTGATAAAGGTTATACGACTTTTCCAGAACACGATACTATTATTTGCTGCGAAAATGATTCGGCATGTACATATGCACGTAATGAACTGAAAAAGAAAATGGAGGATGAAGATTAATGATGTTATATGTGGTTCACGGAAACACTTATTATGATGGTTATGGTCATATCGAAAATATTTTTGGTATTTATACGAAAAAAGATACAGCAGAAGCAGCTAAAGATTTAATAATCAAGGAACTCTACAAAAAAGAAATTGCAAGAGGGTGGATGACTATTGTTGATGATATGTCTGATATTGAAGTGGAAATTTTGGAAATCGATGCTGATGAAATCGTAAATATTGAACTTGGAGGATATTGTGAATGATTAAATTAGAAAATGTAGTTCTGGCAAGTCCGGAGCAGATGGAATTTATTATTGAAGGAATGCGTAATCCGATGAATAGCTGGGAGAAGAGCAACAGTGGTTATGGTTGCGATTCCGGTTTGTGTTCAGGTCATTGTGCATTTAGCCCTGAATGGTGTGGTAATACTCAAAGATATGTATTAGGCGAAAACGACCACTCTCTTATGCAGAGATTAGCAAAAGCTGGTACAGATCATAGAAAGTTCATGAGGATGATGCCCGTTTATGTGAGAATTACAGCGCCGTTGTATTGGTGGAAAGAGTTCGATACATATAAGGTTGGTACTGTTGCAAACTCTTGCAGTACTATGCATAAGATTCAGGCGAAAGAGTTTACAGTAGATGATTTTAGTTGTGATCATTTAACAAAAAGCACAATGAAATTATTCAATGAAAGTATTCACGAATTAAATTTCTGGAAAGGTGCTTTCAACTGTAAATCAGACGAGGAGCGAAATTTATACTTTGCTAACAGTGGTTGGAACGACACTTACATTCCGACTAAAAAAGAATGCTGGTGGCAGATGATTCAGCTTCTTCCGAGCAGCTATAACCAGACTCGTAATGTTATGCTAAACTATGAAGTTCTAGCTAATATATATCACAGCAGGAAGAATCATAAGCTTGATGAATGGCGCGAGTTCTGTAAGTGGATTGAGACTTTACCATATTCAGAATTAATTACAGTAGAGGAGAACAATGTATAACTTAAATAATCTAGTTACCAATCTTTATAGATTCCTGTTTAGACTTAGAATATACATAAAAGATCTTGAATTGTACGATTATCTAGTTATAGTAAAGGAGCAAAAGTAAAATGAAAAAACCAATAATTATGAAAAATAATGTTTTTGGAGAAGTAAGAGGTTATTTTTCTATCAAGGATATCTCAACTGGATGGTTGCTCGATGAGTATCTATTAGGAAATTGTAGGCCAGCTATATTTTATACAAAAGAAGATGCTGAAAAATATATAAAAGCTTTTAAATCCAACGAAGCATGGTACAACAAATATATTATTAAAACTATTGACGTACCGTTTTTCAATAGAGGAGCCATTTTAGTTACTTTTTTTAATTAGATATGGTTATTCATTTCTGATCTGAGATAATTGTGTATCTTTTAAAAGTTTTCAGAAAAAGATTGACGAGTGGATCAAACGGAGAACCAATTAAGATTATGATTTATATGAACGAATTCGAGTATAGGAGATTGATATTTTGGCATGGAAGAAATTACCTAATATTGGATGGTTCTATAAGAAAAGGAGTAAATAGAAGATGAAAAATGCAGAGAAGTATAATGATGAATTGCTAAAACATGTTTGTGGTGCAAATCCTACACCATTTGCAATCGTAGAAAAGACTGGGGAGTTTACATCTTGTTCAAAAATAAAATGTAGCACCTGCAAATTTTGTGGGGGTACAAACGATTGCCATGATAAAAAAATAGCATGGTTAAATCAGGAATATATAGAACCAGCTGTGATATCTAAATCTGATTTGGCAGTTATTCAGTTTATTAAAGATGATAATTCTTGTATTATCAGGCGAAATGATGGGAAGCTTTGGTGGTGCTTATATCCCCCTGTCAAGAAATGTGGCGTTTGGTTTCACACAGAAGGGTATCCGGATCCGTGTAACGTAATGTGCTTAAACAATTTAGACTTAGATCTACCAATGGTTTCTTGTGACGATAAAAGATTCTGGTCTGTAAGCAAACTCAAGCAGTTACCAGTTGTTGAACAGTATAAAGAGAGAGAGTAAGAAATGACAAAAGTAAGAGATATTTTACCGCTTATTTATACCAATGATATTCGTTTATTGGATAAAAATGGATGCGAGATTTGTTTAATATATCAGGGGCGCGTATCTGGATTACTTTCTGATGATTTCTTAAATTAAGCGGGAATCAGTATGTGGGCTGAAGAATGCATTATAGATACTATAAATATTCAGATTAAAACTGAGAATGACTCAGAGTAACGTCTGGGTCTTTTCTTTTATTCACGAAGGATACAACGCCTATTATGAAAGGAAGGTGAACTATTATGTTAAGCATTGAAGACGTTAAAAACATCGGTAGGAAATACATGGCGTTGGCTGAAGATTACGATGACGATCGTATATTAGACGTTGTCATATTTGCGGCAGATGCCCTCGAATATTACAAACTTATCGATACGGAAGCTGATAGGCTTACGTTTGGGGAATTCACAAGAAGGTATGAAAGGGCGATTAAGCAACTAGAAGAATTGGTCTAATAACTAGACCTTTTCTTTTCTTTCTACGCGATAAAAACTGTTCCTTTTATGACTAATAGTCAGAAAGGAGATTAAAAGTATGACAAAGACAAGAATGGAATGGAACGAGCTTTATAACAAATTCGAAGGTATGTATAATCCTTATCCTGTGCAGATGTCGTTAGCAGAAGCTTTTGGTAAAGCGAGGGATGATGGATTGATTACCGACGACGAATATAAGGGAGCACGAGAATTTTATGGAAACTTGTGGAACTATACGGGTGATTGATATTTGATTATAGTCGCTAATTAGAGTGAGGGCTCGGCTAAATTTAGCTGGATCTTTTCTCTTTTATTTTTAAAGGAGATTATATGATTGATATTTTACTTTTGGAAACCGTACTGGTATTATGTCACACGTTTAAAAAGGAGTAGGAGAATGAAGACTAAATTTATAGCAGGATTATTTATATTTACAGCTACACTTGGATTGGCAGGCTGCAGTGGAAGTGAAAAGAAAGCAGAATTATTGGAACCGATTAGTATTTCAGTGTCAGATAAAAGAGAAGATGGGAGTCTTACAATGGTCGATCCGGATGGTAATAACTATTTGCAATTCAATGGTATCATTCACATTGAGAGTGATGGTAGCAATGGTAAGCCAATCAAGATCATGATTTACCAGAATGAATCAGAAGACTATGAATTCAATTAGAAGAGGAGAAAAATATGAGTAATATTGAATGTACAAAAGCAGAAAGTAAGATTATCAAAGATGTACTACTACGTGACGTCTTACCACTTATTAATGCAAACGATATCAGGCTGTTAAATGCAGATGAGGATGGCGAAGAAATTATGTGTATCGTGCAAGGTTACCATATAGGTTCGCTGTCTGATGAGCTGTTACGTAACCATGTAGTAGCTATATGGTACGAAGAATCTATATTAAATACGATTAATATACTGATTGGAGGTAAGAACATTGATATTTAACTTTTGGAGACCGTACCGTTTCTTCAAACCAAGAAAAGACGGTTGGTATCTTTGTACAGTACAGGATGGATATGGAGTGAACGAGCCAAAAGTCCTGTACTTATATTTTCGTAAATGGGATCAGAGATGGATCAATGATACAAGACAGACAGTGTTTGACGGATACAAAGTGTATGAGTCTGGTAAAGCACCAATTGAGGATTATCGCGTATTCACTGATATTTACTGCGAACGGTACGACGTGGTGGCTTGGAAGAAACTACCGTGGTGTTGTATTTGGAGTAAGTTTAAAGGAGATATGAGATGAGTGTAACAAAACCACCATTAGGGGTGATACCTAGAATTTTATGGGAATTCATGTGTGATAATTACAGAAAAGATAGCCTTTATGAAGCTATGTGTCGTTATGCATTGGTTGGTGAGCCAATACCGGACGAATGGGTAGAAGAATATAAAGAAATAATAAAAAGACAGGAGATAAGAAATGAATAGGGAAAGATTTGTAAATGGACTGAAAGACGCTCCGCATTATTCCAAGAAGCAGCGTAAGAATATTATTGGAAGAAGTCTAAAGAGTTGTAATTGGAAAACTAAATGTACTGTTGCAATGGAAGAATTTGCAGAACTGCAGCAGGAAGTAAGCAAACATATTCGTGGCTATGACGATAAGATTGGACTTTTGGAAGAGATGGCGGATGCATATATTTGTCTCGAATTCCTTAAGTCCATTTTTCATATTAGCGAAAGTGATGTGTTACGTGCTGTTGAAGTGAAATTGAAGAGAGAAGATGATAACTTAAAGCACGCAGAAGCTAAAGAGAAAAGGGAGAAGATGTCAAATGAGCAGAGAGTATGATTTATATTTGCAGGATCATAGAGATGGCGTGAAGAAAGCATTTGAGTTCATTCGCGATAGAATACCGCCTCTTGTGCCAGTCGATCAGGAGTTGAGATTAACACAGCAAATTTGTTTTGATCATGATCGTAGTAAAAATAATGAAGATGAGTACGAGCCATATGATGAATATTTCTATGGTAAGAATAGATCATATCAGGTTATTCAGTTGGCGATCTGAGAATTTGTATGAGATATTTGACTGGTATGATAAAAATGGTCCATATATGAAATTGAGCAGAAAGACCAGAAAGTCTGTTGAGTTTATTTTGGAGAATATTAGAAAAGTGTTAAATGAACTTGACAACGACAAAGATATCGAGCATAGTGGTGTAAAAGGAATGAAGTGGGGTGTAAAGAACGGACCACCTTATCCTATTGATCATAATGAGGTGATTTTAAACACAAATAGTTCGTCGGATAGGATCACTAAAATTAAAAGGGTCAATATGGCAGAAGAAAAGTTTACACAATATGCTTTGAATCCAAATAAAGCACCAGACAAAGCGCACGCGTTCGAGGTGGCTTTAGGATATAAATTAGATAATTATAAAGATCTCATGGCTAATATTTCTGATAATTTTGATTCACGTAAATTGGAAGAAAAAGGTGATGACGGGTATGGAATGCGGTATCAGCAGGTGATGAATTTAAACGGTCCAAATGGAAAAACGGCAAACGTATGCACTGCTTGGATTCAAGAAAAGAACGGAACTAGTGTAAAATTAACGAGTGCTTATGTAACAAAGAAAGAGGTGTCGAAATGATTGTAAAATTATATGATAAAGTAATTCTAAAAGACGGACGTCACGGTGTTGTAGTTGAAATATTAGAACCTGGGGTAGCATATTTAATTGATGTTGAACTACCAGGACCTGATTGGGATACTATAACAATACGTGATGGTGATATTTCAAAAGTGTTGAGGTAGACGTGCATATGATTAATTTAAAAAAGCTAGTAGGTTCAAAGGTAAGAATCGTTGACATTGATGATATTACATACGAAGGTATTGTAGACGAATATATCGATGCTGAGGATAATGTACCGGAAGAAATCGAAGCGATTATTCTTACCGATCTTCTCAGACTTGACGATGGTAAAAAGTTCATCAATCCGATTGAATTTAAAGCAACTGAGATAATAAGTGTTTACAGTATTTAATTAGTGGTGTTCCCATGAGTCTGTTATAGGCTTGTGGGATTTTTTATTATTACATGAGCGAGACGTGATATATGATGTATGAAGAAAATTGGTATGGTCGAGACACATATAACTACGAGCATGTGTTAAGACCTAGAAAAAAGGAGAGACAAAATGAGCATGTCAGAAACAAAAGAAGAATTGGATACAAAATTCGAAGCAGAGGTAAAAGGATTATTAGCTGGATATTTACCAGATGAGAATTCTCGAGATTATGTTGCTTTTAAGATTGCATTACTTCATCGCAATTATACGGAACAGGAGATGAGTTCTGGTGGAGAATGATGTAAAAGAATTATATTTCGGATTGTACTGCAAGACGTGTAAGTATTATTGGATGCCTGCTGATAAGAGACCATGTCTTGGGTGTATCCGTGAACCATTGGGTGAAATTTCGCATAAGCCAATGGAGTGGAAACCGGGTAAATGATTCGCGATATATTTTGGTCCTCTTATAGAAAAGTAAAAGGAGGATTGATATTTATGGGGATCAGAAAATTTATAGTGAAACCTGGTACAAAAACAGAGCAGGGCTTTATAAATATTTTACAGAGTGTTGGTGTTAATCCGACTAGTGTAATGTGTAGGCGGAGTGATGTATTTGGTACCGAGTGTAACGAATATTTGATGAGCGAAGGGTTATATAAACAAATCGCTCCTCAGCTTGAGAAAATGATGAGCTTGACTTAATGTTAGGCTCTTCTTTTTATATTTATTGTGTATACAGTAAATGCGAAAGCTGAAAATAGGCACATTAATTCGCGAATCTTTCTTGGGCTGTTATAGAAAGATTAAGGAGGGATTGATTATGAAAAAATTAATGGATATAACAACAATGGCAATGATGGTGCTTATGATATTAGGACTTATATTATGCTTATTTGGCATTGATGTACCGAAAGATATTATGGTCATGGAATTTGTCATTATGTTTGTATCATATAAAGTATATCAGATTCAGGTAAAAATCGAAAGAGAAAGGAGACGTAAATTAAGAATCGCTAAGCAGATGCGCGAGGTGAGACTCTAATTTAGGGGTCTCTTTTCTTTTTGTTTAAATTTAGGAGGTAAAGAAAATTATGAGTAAAGCTAAGAAATGCGATAGATGTGGTAAATACTATACAGATTGTAAGGATATGTCTTTGAGATATAAAGACCGAACAGTTAACTATATTACGTTAGGAAGTATCTATAACAGCGGTTATGGTATAGATTTTGATTTATGCAACGATTGCGTCACTGAACTGTTTGAGTTCTTACATATATCAAATGAACCAATTATTCGTGAAGATAGGGTTCAAAATTATGTAGCATTGTATAAAGGAAATCAGTTAAGAGTTGATGACTTTCTTAATCGAATCTACGACCTTAATACTGATGAAAAAGCAGAGTTCTTAAAGCGTTGTCATGAAGAAACTAACTATGGGGTTAACTCCACAGGTGACGTCTACAAGAAAAGGGATATTGATAGTCCAGTATGCAGAGAAGAGGAGGACTGATCTTTATGGGAAAACAATTTACGGTTGATTCATTGCGTAATTTACTTGCTCAGATATCGAATGCTGGTTATGGCGATATGGAAATATTTATAGGAGAGAGTTACCCACTTATGGATGATGCTGTTGTTATCGATTTCTATCATAACAAAATGACAATGAAAAATACCTATTATGATAAGCAAATGGCTGAAGCTATGAGACGAGCTCGTGATGATATGGCGGCTGTATATAGAAGATACTTACAGGATTGCTATGGAGCTGGACGTAGAATAGAAGAAGATAAGGAGAGTTGATAGTTTTGATTAAAAAGCGAGGTAGGCCGCCGAAAGTTAATGCTAAGAGAAAAGGTATTCGGATTCGGTTAAACGATGAAGAGGCAGATATGTTATCAGAGTTGAGTGCTAAGACAGGACGTACTCGCTCTGATATTTTTGTTGATCTAATGAGCAAAGAGTATAAAAGAACCGTACGCGGTAGACGCGAATAAACCATATTCTGTTATGGTAAAGATTTTGTAGTCATTCAGCTTGATGAGGACAACTATACTATATTTTTTGATGAGAATAACCAGTTATGGATGAAAGACAACATCACGAATAGGTTTACTTTAAATAACCAACGAAAATATATGTATGATTTGTTGGTGACTAGAGGATATTTATTCTTGAACGAAGCTTACGATATGCTGGGTTTTTCGAGAACAAAGAATGGACAGTTAGTGGGTTGGATTTATAAAGAAGGAATGACTGTAGGTGATATTTATACGATATATCGTCAGGGCGAGAGTTTTGTATATTTGTTAGACTTCAAACCACAGGGAATTATCTTGGACGAAATCTAAACCGATGGGGCTTAGGTCTTGATTGACTTAGGCTCTTTTATTGTAAGCGTCCAATAAGAGGGTGTATCGAAATTTCTGGCTGTTGCATGTAAACTAT